AGTATACTCCAATAAGGTATGCATGATCAGTACTTACTGTAACGGTTACAGGACTAAAAGGCGGAGTAGAACCGGCCGGGTATGGAGTATTTGTAGTACCCGGTTGAGGGTTAGCAATTGAAATATATTTTCCGCCGAGAGACATTTTAGCCTATGTTAGCAGTCGGGTCTGGCAACACACCAGCACCAGTGATGGCACTCTTTACATCGCCAGGTGTTGGAGGTAAAATAGTTCCAAGTAAAGTGTTCTTTGCCTTACTTAAGAAACTTTCTATACCACGATAAGTTTCTGTCGTTGCTATCCATGTTGCAAGAGCTGCGGCTTGTGTAGAAATATATGAAGTCACCGCACCTTCAGCAACAGCAATACTATTCATCTGCACGGAGTCTTTTACTGTTTCTGTAATCTGTTGAACAATTGGCGGTTCAACAGGAATTTTTTGTCCAGTTTCTTCTAAAGACGATTTAGTTGCTGCAACTTGGAAGTTGTTAGTTTTAATTTGATTACTGGCGGCGGCAGCTTGAATCACTGTCTGAGCCGCGGTTGCTGTAGCAATACTGGCAACGGCAATTTGTAGATCTTGTAATGATTTAGAACTTACGCTGGTATGATTTTTCATTTCACGTATTGCTTTATTAATCTCATTACAAGCAGCTTGGATACCTTTTAAGTTGGCGGTCATTGCCGTTGTTGATGCACCAATAGCTAATGCTACTGGATCTAGATCCACTGTTGTTGTACCTGGCCCTGTCATTGTAATTACTGTTGCCATATAAATCTCCTAACTTATAGGATATTTATGCTAGTTTAATACCGGTAGTACTTTCAATGAATTGATCAGCAAACCCTTTATCAGTTGCTTCACAGACTGTAACTGTAGTTTTAAGTAATTTGATTTCTTTATCGGGACTAACAGTGAAAAGGTATGGCATTAGTCCAGGTCCTTTTTGTCCCATACCAATAACCATTGGTTTGCTTAATTTGTAATACGTTGCTGTTTCTTCTGTAAGTTTTGCAACAAGTTCTTCGCCGCTTGTAAGTTTTAATGTAACTACTTCGCCTGCGGATACGCCTTTATCAATTAACATAGTTTTCCTTTATAGTGTTGTCCAAAATTCTTCTGGTTTTCCTGCAAGTCCTTGGAACCCGCCTGGAATTAAAATTCCGTCTTTGAAAATTTGAGGTACAGAACGAAGACCTTGATCGATTAAGAATTCTTTTTCTGATTCATTTTCCTCAATGTTTACGGAAATGTACATCTTGCCTTTGCTTTCTAACAAGGATTTAGCTTGGTCGCAAAATGGGCAGTTGTTTTTGGTATAAACTTTAATCATAGTATTTCCTTAAAATTACATTATAAACTTGGTAAAGCTTCATAGTCAATAGCATCTGACATAACACCAATAACATAATTGGTTGACTCACTTTCTTGTAAGGCTGTTTGTTTTTTGCTCGTATCACTATGTTTGTTAAACCAAGGAATTGGTGTTGACTTTGGCGATGGATTGTTATACTTAATGCCAATATCTTTTAATGCGCCAGCAGCAGTATAATCGACAAAGTCTTTTAGAATGTTGGCATTGAGACCGATAACTGGTCCTTTCTTAAACAAGTAATCAGCCCATTCTTTTTCTTCACGTATAACATCTATATACATTTGGTACACTTCAGTTTCGCATTCTGCTTTTACTTCAGCAAAACGAGTATCTTCCTTAACGACTTGATTAATAAGGAAAGCAGTCCACCCTTTGTGTAGCAATTCATCTTGTAGGATAAGGCTAATAATGTTACCGTTACCAATAAAGATTTTATTCTCTACCATTGCTAGACTTGTAGCAAACGATACCATAAAGCGGAATGCTTCTAATGCATAGCTGGCGTTAAGTGCCATCCAAATTGCTTTAATGTGTGTTTTTTCGTTTATCTTTTCACCTGCTTCTTTTCGACAGTTGATTTGATGTAGTGCTTCGTAGTAGTTACCTACGCTTGACGCCATGTCTACAATTTCTTTAGTGTCGTGAATAGTGTTGAACACTTCTTTAGGCACGTTGTAGATGTTGCGAATGATATGACTGTAACTACGACTATGAATATTAGTCTCAAAGAATGTCCAGTTATAGACTAGTGCTTCTAACTCAGGCAGGCTTACGACCGGAGTAAAGATTTGACTTGGGCCGCGACCTTGCAAACTGTCAAGAGCAGTTTGCCTAAGCAGGTTGCTAGTGAAGATATGTTTAACTGCATCTGATGCATCCTTAAAGTCTTGTGCGTCTTTTGTTAGACTAACTTCCTCAGGGACCCAAAAGAATCCCCTAGCTGTAGTTTCAAAGTCTGCAATCTTTTTATATTTTACTTCTTCAAACCGTTGAATAGTAACAGGACCTTCTGGGTCAAGAAACATTTTTCTTGCTAGGTAATCTGTCTTTGTGTTTAAGTTATATTGTGCTTGACTCATTTTGTTTCCAATTCAATTTTTCCGTCTACTACTTTAACTCCTGTAACTTGTTTACCATTAACATACACAGGAGTTTCATTCCAATCTTTTTTGATTGTTGCGGCATTTGGTTTGTAGGCAACTTGTTGCCAGGCCTTAAATATTTCCTGGTATAAATCGTAAGCGTCCATTATAATTTACATGCCTCGCAGTCTTCTTCTAATAGTTCTACTTCAACATGATGCCCATTCATTCCAGCTGTGTGATGTCCATTTACTTCTTGTGCAACTTCAACAGCCTTACTTCCTGCTTTATTAATCAAACTATAATAGAATGTTTTGATTCCCCACAGGTGTGCCTGCATTAAGTTTTTAGCAATTAGTGTAGTTGGAACTTTGCGTTCTGGAAAATGTGCTGGATTGTAGAATGTGTTTGTGCTGATACTCTGATCCACATAAGCCGCTAGTACTGCTGCTGTTTTTAAGTAATTGGCACAGTCTTTCTGTTCCCACATCATTTGATATTTGTTTTTGAGTTTATGATACTCAGGGACAACTTGTGTAAAGGAACCTGCTTTGCTTTCCTTAGTTGAAATAAGCGACATAGGCATTTCAATGCCATTAGTGCTATTAATAACAACACTGGAACTTTCCACAGGGGCAATTGCCATAAGAGTTGCATTGCGTACTCCATATTGTTTCATGTTTGTGCGAAGTGTTTCCCAGTCAAGCTCAGGTGTAAAGTCAGCAAGTTCGTTTACTCCTTTAGCTCTTAGTTCCCAAGGAAATACTCCTTTTCCGTATCGAGTCTTGTTGCTGTGTAGACAAGCACCACGCTCTTTGGCTAACTCAACTGTAGCTTCGGTTAGATAATATGCTTGATGTTCCATCCAACTTTTTACATCTTGTAGTGCGTCTTTATCGCCGTACTTGAGTCCACGCTTGGCATGCCAATATGCTAGATTAGTAACGCCAATTCCTAGTGGTTGGATTTCTTTATTGCTGAGTTCTGATTGAATACTGAGGAAGTCTTGATAATCCAATATATTACACAAACTGCGTTGAAGAATACGGCAAGCCCTACGCATATCCTCAGGATTGCGGAATGCTCCCCAGTTGATACTACCAAGTGTGCATAGAGCAATGCGACCGTCAGCATCATCCAGGCGCTTAAAAGGCTTAGTTGGTAAAAGTATTTCACAGCATAGGTTACTCTGGTAAATTGTATGATACTCAGGATCAAACGGTCCTTGGTTCATAACGTTGTCGACGAACACAAGATAAATGCGTCCGGTGTCAGTACGCTCTTTAAGAATACCACCCTTGAATACTTCCTCCGCGGCCATAGTCTTTTTGCGTAGACCTTTCTGACGTTCGTATTTAACATAAAGCTCTTCAAACTTTTCTGTGTTACTGTAGAAAGCTTCGTACAAGTCAGGTACTTCATTAGGATCAAAGAAAGTAATATCTTCTTTGTTTTTAAAACGACGCCAGAAGAAAGCTGATAAGACCACTCCATAGTCCATGTGTCTAACGCGAGTTTCTTCAGTTCCTTGATTATTCTTAAGGACAATAAGGTCGTCAAACTGATGATGCCAAATAGGATAAAAAACTGTAGCAGATGCGTTTCTAATACCACCTTGTGAACAACTCCTCAAGTCACCAAACCATTTCTTTAAAAATGGTATCATACCAGTATGCATGATTTCGCCACCGCGAATTGGGGAGCCCAATGGGCGTAGTCGACCGATTTCCAATCCAATCCCCGCACGTTTACTGGCATACTTTGCCATCATCTCCCCACTAGCAAATATGCTATCCAAATCATCGTCACTGCGGATAAGAACACAACTAGAAAACTGTTTAGTAGGAGTCCCAAGCCCTGCCAAGACAGGAGTAGCAAGAGTAAACAAACCATCTGAAGCCGCGTTGTAGTACTCTTTGATGTAACGCATACGGGCTGTGTTAGGTTCTTCTTTATGGAAGACAGTCGCGGCTGCAACCATATAACGAATTTGGGGAGTTTCATAGATTTCCTTTGTAGCTCGGTTACGCACGAGATACTTTTCTATTAACTGTTCGATAGCTGCGTAACTGTATTGCTCGTCCTTTTCATGGTCAAGCATATCGTTCATTTTGTTCCAGTCTTCTTCAGTATACCAATCTAGAAGTTCTGGTGTATACAAACCAACTTCAATATTCTTTTTGACTATTTCATAAATGTGTGGAACTTGATAGTCACCGTATACGTCTTTACGCAACATCGATAAACGTTGTTTACCTGCTACAAATTGATAATTG